GCTGATCAATCAAGCAGGTGGCCTGGTGGCGGGCGATGGCGAAAAGCCGTCGCCTTCAGCGGAAGACATCCTCTAACACACCTGATTTCTATCAAAAGGGCTTTTTGGGCGTTTAAACGCCCAAATTGGGCACTTAAACGACCACGTTGGCCAATGCAAAACGGTAGCTTTGTGGTGGGGGGAATCTCGCACAACGCTAAAAGGTTTTAGGCCAACTGTTTAGCAATGATGATTAAAAGGGCTTTTGAGCGAGGTGGCAGCAATGACGATTCAAACACAATTGATAGCAGAGCAAGAAGTTGAAGAGATCACGGGCATACCGCGTGGAACGCGGGCCTATATGTCGAAAAAAGGAATATTCCCGTCGCCGGTGGTCGTGTCTTACCGCAAGACGGCTTATTTCGAAGATGAAATTAACGCCTGGCTAGAGGCATGTCGCAAAAATCGCAGCATCAAGGCTGAAAAGCCCTGGTGTCCGTCAAGATCGGCAGATTTAGAGCTGCAAGGCGAGGTGACAGCATGACCCCTAATACCAATCAAAGCGTAGCCGTCGACTTAAGCGGTGATGCGCCGATGGTGGTAAGCGCCGTCACGGCGGCTGAAATGTTCGTAGCCGCCAAAGAGGCGCTTGAAGCCAGTGGGTTTAGCACGGAAGGGCTGACCCGTAGCCGCGTAAAGCAAATGCGCCGTGAGCAGATGGCAACGCCTGTTGTTCAAGATAGCCCGCTGGCAAACGTCAGTGAGCAGGAAGCCCAGCGCGCTAAAAGCATAGGGGTCGAGTATGTCTAAGCAAGTGGTGACGCTGAACGTCGATAACGAACGGTTGACGTTCTATGCCGAGGATTGGCCAGGGGTGAAGCAGGCGGTGGAACAGGCGATGGCCAGCGAGAAAAAAGGTCGTGCCCGCTTGCCGCAAAACCATACGCAGATCGAGGCAGTGGCGGTTCGCGTTTTGGATCAATCACGCCTTGTACCTCAAGGGTTGGCGTGACGCACCGCCCAAAAACGCGAAAGCCCCGAGCGCTCACCCAAGCGTCGGGGCTAAAACCACTTCAATACAATTCGCACCCCCAATGCTAGCAGATTTAGCGTAGGGGACAAGGAAAGCGGCATGACACGTTCAAATCACTCTCTCTGGCACCAGGCAGCAAAGGCGTTCGAGCAAGCACAAGGAACGCCCTGGTGCCGAAAATGGCGTGAAGACAAGATATTTGCTCGCTTTCCGTTGATCGCGGGTGATTTGGTGCGTGGTTTTGTGGCTGCGGCAGCGGCTAACGGTGGCGGGCTGAAGGGCAACACAGCGGGCAATGTATGGCTTCGCAAGCAAGCGGATCGTTTGGTGTTGGGCGCTTTTAACGCGACCCACGACATGCAGGCCCTGGAAGACTACGCCTTGGCCAAGGCGGAAGCAGTCGCCCGCCTGGTGGCCGCTGCCCATCGAAAGCACCGTAAGGCCCGCGCCGAAGCAGTGAGCAAGCGGCTATGGGCGCAGCCATGTACCGGTGTTGCGCTGTCTGCACTTCGCTTTAAACGCTTCACTCTCCCCACCAAGGCAGAAGCCGACGCCGCGGCTTTAGCCAAGGCGCTGGACATGGCCACCAGTCATGGCATTGACGTGGCGGCTCCCCATCAAACCGCCTTTATGACGTCCAAGCAGCGCGCCGTTTTGTTGGCCAAACTATCCAGCGCGCCCTGGTGGCGTCGTCGGTTACGGGTGCTAGCGATGCGTCGCGTTGAGCAGTTTCAGCGAAACGCCAAGCGAGTGCATAAGGCGGCTGGAATCTATATCAGTAATTTAGGCTTTGAAGCATGGCAGGCCCGCCGGCGGGCTAACGATGCGATGCTTGAAGGCACCGTGGCGGTTAACCAGTTTGAGCAGGAGTACACGCTCAAAGAACTGGCTGAAGTGGGCGTGGCCAATCCCGATATCCGGCACGCGGAAGTAATGACCCGTATTCGAGATACGGAGGTGGAAGCCAACCGAAAACAGCACTGTGGTGTGTTTGTTACGTGGACACTGCCAAGCCGTTGGCACGCGGTGTATGAGCATGACGGTAAAGCCAATAACAAGTACCAAGGGGCGTCGCCTCGCCAAGCTCAAGCCCAGTTACAAGCCTTATGGGCAAGGGCGCGCACTAAGTTAGCGCGTGACGGTATCCCTATTTATGGCATCCGAGTGGTAGAGCCACACCACGATGGTACGCCGCACTGGCATTTGCTGCTTTGGGTGGATGCCGAACAGCTAGACGCCCTAAAGCAGGTGCTTAGCAAATATGCCCTCTCGATTGATCGCGAAGAGGTGCGTGATAAGGAAGAAAAGCGAATTAAGTTTGAGGACATCGACCCCCAAAAGGGCAGCGCAGCGGGGTACGTGCTCAAGTACGTCACAAAGAACATTAACAAAAGCGACCAGCACGGCGACGTTGACCATTACGGCCACGAGCTTTCCAGCAGCGCCCCACGCATTGCAGCGTGGGCCAGCGTGTGGGGTATTCGTCAGTTTCAGTTTATTGGCTTGCCGAGCGTCACTGTATGGCGTGAATTGCGCCGTCTCCGTGATGCCGGCGACAGCCCTTTTGCTGCCGCGAGCCATGAGGATTGGAAGGCGGCAACGCGCCCCGATCCAGAAGCAGAAACCTATCTTGAAAACCTGCGCCGTGCAGCCAACTCGGGCGATTGGGATCAGTACCTCCGGCTGACAGGTGGGGCAGGTACCGGAGCGCGTAAGCGACCGGTTCGCCCTTGGTCGATTACCCGTATGGATACCCAGCAAAGCGAAGTCGATTCACAGACCGGCGAGGTTTCCGACCTGACTAAGTTAGGCCAGTACGGCGAGAGCATTCGCGCCGTGGTGGGGGTGGTTGTCACTACTGCCTTAGGCGAAACGGAATTCTTAACCCGCTTCTACCGCTGGGAAGTGAAGCAGGGGGTTCAGCGTAGCGGCGCAGCCGCGCAGCCTTGGACTCGTGTGAATAACTGTACGGGGCCTGATATTACGCCACGTAAGCCGCTTGAGCGGGTAGCGATCGAGCAGCAAAAACGCTACCAGGCGTGGCGGGAAAGCCCCGAAGCCCAGCAAGAGATGATCGACTTGCAGGCGTATGAGGTAGAGCTTCAAAACGCCCTGAAAAACACCTTCAAAAGCCCTGTCCTTAGCACCGAAGAAGAGTATTTCCCGCCTGAGTTGGGCGATTACGAGCCGCAGCATAAGCCCGTGACGGTTGAAAGAGCGGCAATACTGCCAACCGATGAATCCCAGGCATTCTGGCATTTGCTGACCAGTACCAGTGAAGCGCCAAGACGTGAAGCAATAGGAATCGACACCCCCCAGGCGCTACGCCTTGCCGCGATGTATTTCCGTCCCCCTCATGATGAGCAAGGCCAGTGGTTGCGGCTCATGCAGCCTAGCTTGCGTGAGTCGTTGGCCCTACCCAACGGCGAAGCTATTACCGATAGCGCCGCGCTTTCTATGGCTGCCGCGCTATGGGAATCACCCACACCACGAATGCCAATTATCTAAAACCCACAGCAGGAGCAGCACCCTATGAAACCGCAACACAAAAGCCCGAAAACCGCCTTTGAAAAGGCCAAATCCGACTACCTGGAGCGTCAACGGGCGCTTCAGTCAATGAATGAACAAAAAGCCCGTTTAGAGAAACAGCGTGCAGCGACGATTCGCGCCGCTAAAGACGCGGGGGAAGCGTGGCGGGCTCAGTTCAAAGAGAGCTATGGCCAGGTAAACAGCACGATTCAGAAACTAAAGGCCCAAGAGTACGGCGGGATGGAAGAGGCCACTCAGCTTGAAGAGCTAATCGAGCAGCTAGGCGACCATATCGCTACGGAGAAACGCCCAACTCGACAGGCACGCCAAAGCTATGAACGGCTTTTCTATGCCGAACAGGCCAGCGCCTCGCGTCGCCAATTAGAGTCAGCAGTTCAGGACGTATTGGCAACCGAGGAAGGGCAGCGCTTGGTGGAAGCGTTAGCTCATAAAAGCCGTACCGAGCACAACTTGGTGCTTTCTGATAGCGCCTTCATGGTTGGTCTCGGATTTGACGCTCACGACTCTGCCAAGCGCGGCTTTATGGCCACGATCACCCAGGCAGATTGCGCCGCGATTGAGAAAGAAGCCAAGCAGCGAGTGAAAGAGCAGCTTTCGGACCTGTTGTCAGAGGCAGCGCCAAAAACACCTAACGGCCCGGTAGTTGAGACGATGGTTCCGCGCCTCGCCTGTGAAGCCTAATTCCTGAGCAAAGAGAGAACAGCATGAGAAACGAAACCAGCAAAAAGTTTAGCCAGTTCCTTGAGCGCGTGGCGACCTTATCGGGTGTGAATGAGGCGACCAGTAGCTTCACGGTAGACCCATCCGTACAGCAAACGATGGAGAAAAAAATCCAGGAAAGCTCCGCGTTTCTAAGCGAGATCAACGTTCAAAGCGTTGACGAGGCTAAAGGCACCCGGCTAGGGCTGGGGGTGTCAGGGCCAATTGCCAAGCGTACCGATACTGAAAAAAATGACCGCGTTACCAGTGATGTTACAACCCTGGAAGGCGACGTGTATGAGTGCATTAGCACCGAGTTTGATACCCACCTTAAATGGGAAAAGCTAGACGCATGGGCGCACCGTAAAGAGTTCCAGAAGTTGGTTGCTCAAGCGTTAACGCAGCAGCAGGCACTGGACCGGGTGATGATCGGTTTCAACGGGGTCACGGCGGCAACAGAAACCGATATTCAGGCAAACACCCATCTGCAAGACGTGAACAAGGGATGGCTTCAGAAGTACCGCGACCACTCCCCCCAGCGAGTGTTATCAGAAGGGAAGGTTGCCGGGGTGATACGTGTTGGGCCAGGGGGTGATTACGCCAATATCGACGCGCTAATTTTTGATGCAGTCAACGCAATGATCGACCCATGGCACCGCGAAAACGATCAGCTCAAGGCTATCGCTGCCCGTGACCTAATTGCCGACAAATACTTTGCCGCCATGAGCCAGCACGCAGGCACACCCACTGAAGTGGTGGCCATGCAACAAGATATGCAGCGCTCAAGCGTGCGCTTCGGTGGGATCGGTGCCGCCCGCGTGGCCAACATGCAAGCCAACGCCATCTTTATCACCATGCCTGAAATGCTGTCGATCTACTGGCAGCGCGGCAGCCGTCGCCGCTTCATCATCAATAACCCTAAGCGCAACCGGGTAGAGGACTACCAAACCTCTAACGAAGCCTATGTGGTGGAAGACTTTGGCGCGGGCTGTGTAATCGAAAATATCGAGCTGGGGGATTGGAGCTAGCATACCGGCTTATAGGGAACGCAATTTATGCCCAAGGAAGGGCTTAAAAAGAAACTAAATATTTTTTGTTGATCACTTGCTGAATGCATTTATTGTGGGTACAATAAATGCATTACCTCGCCAAGTTATCCCGCCTGACCCTCTCAGATACCCTCCCCACCGCCAGAACCCACGCCGCGCGCTCGTCACCCCGCCCCGCCCGCGCGCTAAAAATGGTGGTTTTTATGCACTCTCTCAGCATGGCTTCAAGCCGCGCCACTGCTGGCACCGCTGGTGGTTATAAGGCGCATATTTTTTATGCGTTTTCATGCGCTTTTATGCACTTTTTCAGCGTCGCCAAGAAAGAGCTTTCATTAAAAAACGCTCTAAATGAGAGGTTATATCAAAAACTGCTTTGAGGCGGCCTACATTCATAGGCTGGAGGGGTAAAGAAGCTCAAAGACGCTTAAAAGTTTTGCAAAAATGCGCTTTGTGTTCTAGTGTTACTGTAACACAGTGGCACAATATGAGGTTATAAAAAGTGAATGAGAAAAAGGTGCATGTTTCCTTTCGAATGCCTGAAAAATTGCGCGCCGATTTAGAGCAAATGGCCCGTAATCATCGGATGGCCACAGGCGAAGATAAAAAGCTCTCCGAGCAGTTGGTGGAGGCGGTCGAAACCTACATAAAGCACGGTGGCAAAGATGCATAGAAAGCACCTTGATGAGTTTAGAAGCGTCATGGTTGGCCGCGAAGAGTGCCTTCGGGAGTTGAGCAACTGGGGTGACAGAGGGCCGAATGCTCTACTGGGCGCTTTGCTGTCGCGTGAGGGTGCCTGCTGGGTGCTAGCCATCAAAGACTTTGAGGTCAGCGAACAGGCATGGCTGCCAGACAAAAAGCGCTACGAGGAGCCAGGGCAAGCCATGAAAACGCTGGGAGAGCTACTGGATCGCGTCGAGCTGCGCCGCCAAGGCCGGGATGAATGGCCAAGTGAAGAGTGGTGGGGGCAACGCAATGCAGAGGTGGAGCGCTTGCTGGCAAATGGTAACGCTAAAGACTTGCCAAAAGTGACGAGCATTATGGAGTTTTCCGGCGACTGAGTAGCCGCGCAACAGCTAAAACGCAACAGGGCGCTTCACCATGCAACTAACCGTTTCAAAGGCAGCCAGGCTTTACGGAAAAGCTCGCTCTACTATCCATCGCGCAATCGAAGCAGGCCGCTTGTCATGCGGTTTTAGCGGCGATGGAACCCGCGTTATCGACCTGTCAGAACTGATAAGAATTTGGGGTGAGCCACCGAAAAAGCTACCCGAAATGCAACAGCGTGACGTGTTTGAAATGGCTGAAGCGCAACAGGCTGTTGCACAGGAGCTAGCCGCCATGCGCAAAGAGCTAATGGCTCTTCGTGAAGAGGTGGCCCAGTTGCGAGCGTTGCCAGCACCGACGCCGCCCCCAAAAGAAGTCGAAAAGGAAGCCAACGGAGACGATCCCCATGGTTTCAGCGCAATGATTAAAGCCATTCGAGAAAGCGAAAAAGGAAAGGGTTCATGATCACTCAAAACCACCACGATGAAGCGCAGGCGATGATTGCCACGGCGGGATGGGGTAAAGATAAAAGCCCCCAATGGCACGCTGGACTAGCCAACTCGGTGGCGTGGCACTTAGCAGGACAGCCGCTAGGTTATGGTCGTTCAGCATGCCCTTACGAGGTAAAAACACCTGAGCGTGATGCTTGGTTAGATGGCTGGATGGTGGGGAAAACAGCTTGCTTGCGTGAAGGAATCGATGATGAGAGTGCCAGCGGCTAAACTCACATAATCCCAGTTATGATGAATTTAGAATACCCCCAATCAAGCACAAACTATTGGACATAATCTCCGTTATGGTCAATTTGAAAAGCGGCATCACGATGTAAATAATCTCTGTTATCTTCAGTTTGAAATGCCCGCCAAAAAGTGGGTTTTTTTGTGCTAAAAAGGCTCAAATTCAAGATTACCCGTCTTATCTTGAATTTTTTTAGGCCACCAAATTAAGTGGTTTTGCTCGCTAAAATATCTGTTGCTAACTTATTTATTGGGGGTACAATAATAAGAGATGAAAGGAGACAAGCATGCCCCCAGGCAGTGACATTGAATACGACCTGAGAAAGCAGCAAGACACCCTGAAGCATCGCGGCCTGGACTTTAATAAAGCTCCCGATGTGTTTGCAGGGAAAACGTTATCAATGATTGATGACCGCCAGGATTATGGCGAAGAGCGGATAATAACGGTGGGCAAGCTGTCAGGAAAAGTAACCGTCATCGTCTGGACACAACGCGGAGAGAAACGCCGCATCATCTCCATGAGGTATGCCAATGAACGCGAAAGAGAAAGATATGAAAGCCACTTGGGTTGATCCCGATGACGCTACCGAACTCACTGAATCGTGGTTTGAAGCCGCGCATCAATACGATGGCGATACCCTGGTTAAGCGTGGTCGTGGACGCCCGCCAATTCCAGAGAGTGAGCGGAAGGTGCCGGTTAAGATTCGCTATGACCAAGACGTTATCGAAGCGTTTAGGCAAACTGGGAAAGGCTGGCAAACCCGCGTAAATCAAGCTCTTAGACAATATCTGAAAGAACACGATATTCAGGAACTTCACTAGCACTTACCAAGAAAAACCGCTCTCTCGCTTCATTTTATGGAGGCGTTGAGCGGCCATTGAATAGCTTTCGCCAGGGCGCGCATGCTGTTCAATAACGTGTCGGGGAATCCCTGCAATCAACTCGCCTTCATCCTGTTTTCGAGCCTTAGTGGCCGCTGGAATAGCGAGCAATTTGCTAGACGGCTTTGGGCCAAACTTGAACTGGATGAACGCCACGGATCGACCTAGTTTGCGCTGCCCCCACGTCACCTGGAGGTCACTGTGCTCATTCACATCACGCACGGCGGGCTCAACCACCCAGCGCTTAAGATCCCGGATCGACTTGTATTTGTCTTCAATCTGGAACACGCGTCGCAGCCAGGCTATTTCAACTTCACGCTCACCTTTTGAGCGCCACTGGATAAGCAGCTCATAAAGGCGAACGCCATAGCTACTGGTCATGCCGGCGACGTTGGTTAGCTTGTACTGGCTGAACTCGGCAGTCAGTTGATTGAGATAGGGGATTACGTCCTTGGCAAAGCGAAGATCGACAGCGCCTTCATCGTCACGATAAACCACGCTCTGCACCCAATGGGTACGCAGAACCCTAGGCCGCTGCCCTGAGCCGTTAGGCTTCTCGATGACATTGATCAAGCGGCTCAAGAGTCGGTCGGCTGCCTGCTTAAGCGCTCGATGCTCATGGTTAGCCGCGAAGCCGCCCATATCCGCTAAAGCATTCGCGGTCACGGTGTAGCGGATCTCATCAGTGATGGGCTCATCGCGACGAACTTGGGCAATGGCTGCCAAAACCAGCTTGGTCTCGGCAACCGTCAGGCTATAGGCCGCTTCAACCAGGGCGTTAGATTTAACCACCACATCATCATGATCCATAAGCATGCAGCTCAAAAGAGGAGAATAAAAAAGGCACCACACACAATACCGCCATTACCTCCCCATATCACCGCCATTACCTCCCCACATTGACCGCCATTACCTCCCCATATCACCGCCATTACCTCCCCAAATGGCTTTGTAAAGCATTGAATAAGCTAAGGAAATAAGGGCCGAAAAGGGGAAAAGGACAGAAAAGGAAAAAAGCCTTTAATGCTTATTTTCATTCGTTAACTCAAGCGCTTTTAGTATTGAGGGGTCTAGCGGGATGTTTTCAACATTAGGGTTTGGCGACACTGAAGGAAGTAACGTAGAGATGATTGTCACGTCTCCGGTACAGCGAAAGCCGCAATGAACTTCGTCCGTGCAGTAAAGATAGAGCTTCCGGTATGTCGGGGCTAATTGCTTAGATGTTCTGATTTTCATACCACTACCACAGTGAGGGCAGGTAAAGCGCAAGGGTCCGACTTCGCCGCAACTCATAAAGTTAGCTCCGTTCTCGTTACTGCCTTTGGCGGCTCACCCGTTCGGCCTAGGGGCTGCCACAATAGTTTGATAGCGTACCTGTATTCTCGCTGAGTGCTAGCAGAATGAGCGTGAGCGGCCAAAACCAGCGCGTGAGAACGCGCAAGAGATAATGAGTGGTAAGCTACAAGCAAATGGTAAAAGCCTCAGGATGGCGTATTTGGGCTGTTAAGGTGGCTTTAATGCGATTGAGCGCGTAAAGAGTCAAGTGCTACCGCTATTCATTTGGAATCGCCGCCTCCCTTTAGATACTCAATCTACCCGCTTACTACTGTGCTCCGAGTTGTTGCGTGGTGGCCGCGTTTTTCACGGTACCTTGTGCCTCGAGGGATATGCGCAACGGGCAGTGTTGCGTGATTAAAATCCTTTGATACCACGAGTGAAGCGGATCGCTTCCCACCGTTAAAATGTTGCGATCTGTTGCGTAACGCCACCAACAGGCTTAAACGGAAGTAAGGAGCAACACTGAAAAAAAGTATTGAAAGTTGTTGAAACGGGCTTGTAAGTTATATACTGTATTCGTGTATACACAAACCTTGGCGAGGAAATGGAATGTCTGAGAAAAAGAAAGCAAATCGGACTCATCCTATTCCTGTCAGGTTTACACTTGATGAGAAGGAAAGGCTTGAAGAAATAGCACGCCAGCGCCGTATACAGACCGGTGAAAACGTTTCTATGTCTCAAGTGATTAGAGAGTTGTTTAACGCAGGTTTAAAGAGTTACCAGGAAGAAAAAAAGGGTAATAAAGACGACAAGCAGTAAAGCAAAAAAAAGCCCCCTGCAACGGCTGGCACCGTTCAGAGGGCGTGACATCTATCTTTTGGAGATTTAAAGATGCAACACCCATTATACATGGGCGCACTATCGGTGCGTCAATTTTCCCGCCTACTTCAAATTCTGGCACCGTACCGGAATGAAGCATTAACCCCGGCTATTTTGGCCCTCGCTGCGCGTTGTGCGCGTCAGGAGGTGCCCGCATGAGCCATCTTACCCCCCTTTCTACGCATAACCCCCCTGGTCATACCCCAGTTTTATTGGTTAACGGTGAAGCCTCTCACGAGTCGCTGACCATCGCCGCTGACCATCGCCTATCCGCTGCTAGCGATCTGCTTGAAACCATGGCGCTCTCTGCCAATGAATCATCAGGTTTAAGCGGTTGTGACCTGCACAACGTTGCGTGGGCCGCACACCTGCTCGCCTCCGATGCCCGAGACTTGCTCCGGGCCTCTATTGATGCTCATAGCCGCGAACTTTCAGCGGTGGCTAAAGAGGAGAAAGCAGCATGAAAACCGAATTCCTACTGCTCGCCTGCTACGAAAAACCCCTGATTCCACTCGATGTTTTCTGTGAAGACATCATGGGAATTGGGCTGCAAACCGCGCGTAATCGAATGGCACAGGGCACGTTCCCGGTGCCATTAACACGCACAGCGCGTCAACCAATGATTCATGTAGCGGATGCAGCGGCCTACATCGACCAGCAGCGCGAAAGCGCTGAGAAACCGCTGAAGGGTCGCCATGGCTCATTCCTCCATTCTGTCATGTGACGACCTGAAGGCCGTAACTGGCTACCAGCGCGCCGGGGATGTTGCCCGGTGCCTGCGAGACCAAGGCGTTCATGTGTTTGAGGGGCGTCATGGCCCCTGGACAACAATCGAGCTGATCAATCAAGCAGGTGGCCTGGTGGCGGGCGATGGCGAAAAGCCGTCGCCTTCAGCGGAAGACATCCTCTAACACACCTGATTTCTATCAAAAGGGCTTTTTGGGCGTTTAAACGCCCAAATT